CCTCTGAAAAAACGATGCATCAAAGCCGCGCCGCCGTTCAGCAGTACGCCGAGGATGTCCTAGACGGCCGGATCGTCGCCGGAAGGTGGATCTACGCCGCCGCGAAGCGCTTCCTGCGCGACCTTGAGCGCTCTGATGTGCGCATGGATTGGGACGAGCTGGCGCGCCTGGACGGGTTCTTCGGGTCCATCGGGCTCGTCGGCGCTGCGACCGGCAAGCCCTTCGAGCTGCACCCGTGGCAGTTGTTCACGGTCGCGAACCTGTGGTGCTGGCGGTGGGCCGACACCGGCACGCGGCGAACGATGATGGCCGTCGTGCAGATCGGCCGCGGCAACGGCAAGACCACGCTGATGGCCGGGCTCGCGCTGTACGACCTTCTTAGCTCGCCGGGCCGCCGGGTGTACGCGATGGCGAACACTGAGCGCCAGGCAATGCTGCTCGTGGACACCGCTAGGACGATGGCCAACGGTTTGGAGCGCGAGGACATCGATGTCCTGCACAGCAGCATCGAGCTCAAGGGCGCGGACAGCACCCTCAGCGCCCTGCCGAACAAGGCCGCGAGCATGGACGGCCTGAACCCGTCGATGTGGATCGCCGACGAGGCTGCCGAGTTCCGATCGCGCGAGGCGCTCGTCAAGCTCACGACCACCGGCGCGAAGCGCTCCGAGCAGCTCGGCGTGATTATCTCGACGCCTGGCACCTCGACCGACAGCGTCTACGGCGAGTGGGTTGCACGGTGCGAGGCGATCCTCAAGGGGGAAGCCGAGGATGACACGCTTCAAGGCATCCTGTACGGGATCGACCCCAACGACGCGGCTGAAGACGAGGGATGCTGGGTCAAGGCCAATCCGGCCATGCCGCACGGCACGCCGGACATCCGCCAGCTGCGGCGCTTTTGGGCGTCGAGCAAAGCCACGGCCGCGGGCCGCGGCGAGTTCACCCGCTACCACTGCGCGCGCGTGAGCGAGGAGGGCGAATCGTGGCTAGACATGGCGCTTTACCCGGCCTTCGAGCCGATCGACTGGGAAGCCCTGCGCGGCCGCACGGCGTACGCCGGGCTCGACCTGAGCAAGTCAAACGACATGTCCGCACTTTGCGTCGCCGTCCCGCTCGACGATGGCACGGTGGCCGTACGCGGCGAGTACTTCTACCCCGCTGGTGAGATCCGCGCGCGCGAGCTGGAGTACCGGCTGCCATTCCGCAAATGGGCGGAAGACGGATGGCTACGGCTTTCCGCCGATCGCGAGGTGGACTACGAGGCGATCCGCGCGCGCGCCGGTGAGCTCAAGAAGGAGTTCACGCTGCGCGAGATTGCGTACGACCCGTGGGGCTCGAAGTACCTGGTTGAGCAGCTGGAGTTCGACGGCGTGCCAATGGCGTCGATGGCAATGGGCGTCCGCATGTCGCCTGGCTGCATCTTGTGGCAAAACATGTGGCTCGGCCGGAAAATTAGGATCGACCCCCGCGACCCGATCATGCGGCGCGCTTGTCAGACCGCCGTCGTGCGGCGCGACCGGAACGGCAACCTAATCCTCGACAAGAGCAAGCGCACGCAGATCATCGATCCTCTTATGGCTGCCGTGATGGCCGTGCACCTGTGGGGCGGCAAGCAAGCCTCATGTTACGAGGAATAATGTTTAGAACCGGACGCGCCTAATACTAGGTGCTAGCGTTCGCGCATGCTGCGCGGACTGCTACAGCGTCTCTTCGTTCAGCCTTGGTCGGCGACCTATCTGCCGAGCGAGTCGCTGTCGATGCCGACTGTCACGCCGCTGAACTCGCTGCGATACACGCCGGTGTACCGCGCCGCGACGCTCATCGCCGGTGACATCGCGCGCACGCCTTGCGAGATCTCAGCGAGTGGCGCGGCTTCGCTTTGGGCCTCGCCGAGCCGCTACATGTCGGCGTTCGAGTTTCGTCGCAGCATGACGCTCCAGGCGCTTCTGTGGGGCAACTCGTTCGCGATCATCAACCGCACGCGCGGCGGCGAACTGGTCGAGCTGATGCCGCTCGACCCCGATGGCGTGTCGCTCGACCTCGCCGGGCCCGAGCCGATCTACAAGACCCGCATGTACGGCGACATCGCCGTCGCCGACATGCTGCACCTTCGAGCGCCAGGCGTCTCGGGGTTGTGGGGCGAGTCGCCGATTAACCTGTGCCGCACGAGCATCACGCTGCTGGCCGCGCAAGAGCAGATGGCGCTCAAGGCGTACGAGAACGCCGGAAACCCGAAGATCGCGCTGGTGCACCCGGGCCCGCTGTCGCTCGAAGCCCGGCAGCGCATCATGCAGGACTACGAGCAGAAGCATGCCGGTAGCCTCAACGGCGGCCGCCCGCTCGTGCTCGCCGAAGGCATGCGTATCGAGCGCATCAGCTCGACGCTCGACGATACCGGGCTCGACGGCGCGCGGAAGTACAGCATCGGCGATGTCTCGCGCATCTATGGCGTTCCGGCGTCCTACCTCTCGGAGGATGTCGGCTCGTCCTACGGAACGATGGAGTGGCTCTCGCGCATGTATGTCGATGCGTGCCTGTCGCACTGGTTCGCGACCTGGGCGGCCGAGATCGTCGCAAAGCTTGCGGCACCGTTCGACACCGTGACCTGGGATACCGACACGCTCGCGAAGCCTGGCGTCGCCGAGCAGATGGCAGCCCTGCGCACCGGTGTGGAGGCCGGATTCCTCACCCGCAACGAGGCCCGCGCGCGGCTCGACCTCGCGCCGCTGCCCGGCCTTGACGAGCCGACGCTCGCGCTCAATGTCGGCACCGGCGGCGGCTCGACCAACATCGGGACCGACACGAGCGCGCAGGAGGGAACTGCGAATGATTTCTAGGCGTTCCATCGACGCGACCGAGCAGAAGCTGGACGGGCGCACGCTCGCGGGCTACGCGGCCGTCTACGGCGAGGACTCGCGCGAGATCGTCGAGCAGGGCCGCGCGTTCGTTGAGCGGATCGCGCCAGGCGCATTCGCCGAGACGCTGCGCGCCGGCGCCGATGTGAAGCTCCTCTACAACCACGACCCGGCCGCGCTTCTCGCGCGCACGAAGTCGCGCACCCTGAGCCTCAAAAGCGACCGCAACGGTCTCGCCTTCGAGGCTTCGCTGCCTGAAACCACCCTCGGCAACGATGTGCGCGAGCTCCTCGCGCGCGGCGACCTCACCGGCGAGATGAGCTTCGGCTTCTTCGTCGAAGACGAATCTTGGAACCGCACGCGCACCGAGCGCCTGGTCAAGCGCGCTCGGCTCGTCGAGGTCTCCATCGTGCAGGACGCTGCATACCCCCAGACCAATTCAAGCCTCCGGAGCGTTTCCGCGGCTGCTATCGAGGCCGCGCGTCTGCGGCTTGAACTTCACCTGCAAAGGATGAATCGTCATGGATGAGCTGAACGAGATGCAGAACACCGTGCACGAGTACCGCAAGGCGCTCGATGCTTTCTCCAAGCGCACCGGCCAGGCGACGCAGACCGTCGAGCTGCGCGGCTCAGGCGAAGAGCGCGAGAAGATCGCGCGCATGGACGCCGACCTCACCGCGATCGAGGAGCGCGCGCAGCTGCAGGCGCTGCAGCTTCGCCTGGCGAAGCTCGAGTCGCAGCCGATGTTCGAGAGCCGCGCTCCGAAGGCCGCGACCCTCGGCGACGCGAACGACCGCTCGAGCGAGGCGTACGCGCAGCGCTGGCTGAACGCCGTGATCCGCGGCGACTCGCAGGAGATGCGCGCGCTCTCGCTCGGCACCTCGGGCGCCGCGATCCCGACCGACCTTGAGCGCCGGATCATCAACAAGCTGCAGCAGTCGAATGTCCTGCGCAGCATGTGCCCGATCACGACGATCGACTCGAAGAGGACGATCTCGGTCGAGGGCTCGCTGCCGACCACCTCGCTCGTCGCCGAGGCCGGATCGATCACCGCGACCGATCCGTCGTTCGGCACTGCCATCTCGGTCGTGCCGTACAAGTATGTCACCGCGACCAAGATGAGTCAGGAGTTCATCGAGGACGCCATCGGCAACGGCGGCATCGGCTCGGGCCTTCAGTATGTCGCCGACAAGTGCGGCCTCTCGATCGGCCTGAAGCAGGAAGAGGCGTACACGACCGGCACCAACAGCTCGCAGCCGGAGGGCATCGCGGGCTCCTCGGCGAACACGAAGCTCGTGGCGGCGTCGCAGGTCACCGACCTTGGAGCTAACGCGGTTACCACCGTGACCGGCGACAACCTCATCGACACCGTGCACCTCGTTCCGCCGCAGTACCGCAGCTCGCCGCGGTTCTCGTGGCTCATCAGCGACACCCTCCTCAAGACGGTGCGCAAGATCAAGGTGAACAGCACCGACTATGTGTGGAAGGTCGGCAACGAGGGCGGCATCACGAACGGCGCGCCCGGCACCATCTACGGCGTGCCGTACCGCATCGGCCAGTATGTGCCGACCGCGACTGCGAACAACAATGTCTTCGCCGTCGTGGGCGATTTCAACTACTTCGAGATCTTTGACCGCACCGGCATCACCTCGATGATGGACCCGTACTCGGCAGCGTCGACTCACGAGACCACGCTGTATGTGTACACGCGCACGGACTCGAAGATCACGCTCGCGAACGCGTTCGCCGCGATCACCTGCTAAGCCATCTTCTTCTTCGCCCTGGCTGGGGGGGAAACCCCCCGGCCGGGTTTATGAGCATCCCGCTTCTCACGATCAAAGCCGCCCTGAAGGTGGACTTCGATGACGATGACCGCGAGCTCACAAGGCTCCGCGAGGCCGCTGTCTCGCTGCTTGAACGCAAGACGCGGCTGAATTTTGAGACGGCCGCGCAGGTCATGCGGCTGCCAAAGTTTGTCGATTCGATGTTCGCCGTGGTGCCGTATCAAAGCCTCACGAGCGTCACCTACACCGACGGATCGGGCGCGGCGCAGACGATGCCGAGCACGGACTACTGGGTCGATCTCACCGACGCCGCGCCGGTGCTGCGGTTCCTTGAGCAGCCCGCGCAGAAGGAAGGCACAATGGTCGTGGTGAACTACACCGCGGGCTACGCCGACCTCCCCGCGGATGTCGTGCACGCCGTGATCTCGCTCGTGGGCCACTGGTACAACAATCCCGAGGCCACGCAGCCGATCGCGCTTCAGACCGTCCCGCTCGGACTTGAGTACATGATCGCCCACCTTTCCACAGCGAGCATGATCCGATGATTTCGGCGGGCCGACTCAAGTGGGTTGCGACCGTGCAAACGCCGTCGACCTCGCAGGACGCGCTTGGCATGCGCGTCGATACCTGGACGGACGGGGCAACCTTTCGCTGCGACCTGCGCAACGACTCGGCGAACGAGCAGCAGTACGCCGACGGCGTCGCCGTCGTGAAGGCGTACGAGGTGCGCGCGCGCTGGCAGGCTGTCCAGGGCGCTGGGCTGACCGAAGTCGATCGGCTGGTGGTGCGCGGGAAGACGCTGCGCATTCAGGCCATCCGCAACCTCGACGAGGCCGACCGCGTCGCCGTCATCGATTGTTCGGAGGTCGCATGAGCCTTGAAAGCGCCGTGCGCGCCATGCTCACCGCGGGCAGCACGATCAACCTGGTGCCCGATGCTCGCATCACGCACGGCTTCCGGCTTCAGGAAACGCTTCTGCCCGCGATCACCTACGAGCTCGGGCAGACGGCGCTCGCGACCGTCGGCAGCAGCCCGCTGCGCACCGCAGAGCTGCGCATCGCTTGCATCGCCGACACGACGCTTGACGCGCTCGCGATCGGCGCACAGGCGCGCACCGCGTGCACGGAAGGCACCTACGACAGCATCCAGTTCCATGCCGTGACCGAGAGCGGATTCTCGGTCGAGCCGCCGGTCGTGGCCGACGGCGACGAGTCCGAACCGGCCGTCTATTCGCTGACCTACACGCTCACCTATCAGGAATAACACATGGCATTCTCCACCAAGCTCACCACCAT